TACGTCATAGATACTGTAATATTTTGGCCTAGCGTTTGCGCCTGTGTCTATAGAATACTGTTGAACAAAGTTAACATCTTTAAAATCTAAAAATACTTTATTTGATGCTGTTGTTATTTGCAAAGAAAACGGGGCAAGATAATCGGTTGGGCAACTTAGAAAAGGATCGTTATTACTTAAAGCAGAGGTCGCATTTTTACGAAACAACTCAAGATCAACAAGTGTAAAGATACGATCCTCTGCGCCACGAATAAACACAGGCAGATTTGTGACGAAGGATGTTTCGGTATTTTCCGAAAAGTCTTGAATAGCTTGTTTGAGTTGTGCGTATGTAAAAGACATGTTACCTGCTCACTATACTATTGTTATATTTCCAACCATGCTGCTGTGAACAGTGCACTGATACACTAATGTAGTATCACTTGGTTCGTGTGGCACGATGAACTGAGTCAAGCCTGTTGTGCTGTTGAAGTTTTCTGTGACACCTGTTGTAAAAGCAGAACCACCATCAGATGTTCTTATTTGCAAAGGGTGTCCACTTACATGAGCAGAGTTATCTATCAAATAAGTATGACCTTTGTAAAAAGTAAAGTTAGGGTTGTTACCAGCCGTAGCACCCGGACCTGTAAACTGGTATGCTGAACCAGTGGCAGCACTAACTGTATATTTAGTTACAGGACCTGTTGTTTCATCATTAAGTCGAAGCCATGCTCCACCATGTGCGAAGTACATTCCTCCCGCAGCGTGAACGTGAGCTATAGCACCATGATAGGCCGAAGCACTGGGAAGATCGCTTAGAGCCGCATAGTAAAAAACAATTTTGTTTGCACCAGAGCTAACGTCGATAACACCATTTGTGTCAATAATGTCTGTCAGTGCTGTGCCGTTACCCAACGCATTGTAAATTTCGTTGAAGTTGTCGTTTATCTTATCCGCTCCGGCACGAAGGGTATCGCCAGTACCATCATTTGCGGCAGAACCAATTCCTACTGTTTGTTTAGCCATTTAACCCTCGTCAAAAGTCTTAGTTGCCGAATCGAGTGTAACATTTGTAGCATCAAAGGTCGATGCTGTTGTTGGTGGTGTTGGTGCAGCAGTCCCCGGCCCAACGGTCGCATTGTCACCGCCGCCTCGTGTACCACCGACTGTTGCTGTTTCTCCTCCCGTGATGGTGATTGTATAGGAGTCATCGTCAATAACCGTGATCGTATACCCGGTAGCCTTTTCAAGACTAGCTTCTGAAAACCCATCAAATGCCTCCACTTTACGAAAAACAACAGCATCTGATGTGCTGCGACCATGAGAAGGTTCAAATACTGTAACTACAGCGGAACCGGAAGAACCAGACTGAAATGCATTTTTTATTAAAAGTCTTTGACCAGCTACTTCTGTGCTTGTGTCTGGTCTAGGTTCAAAAAGTGCTTGTGGATCTGAACCAGGAGAAATAGGTTCTAACTGTGGATGTTTTGGTTCGTACTCATCTGGACCAACTTTAAGACCATTCCATTCGGTTATCATTTCAGACAAACGATAACGAAAGCCAGAGCGATCTGATATTCCGTAAGCATGTTTTCCAGATGCGTATCTAGCCATTAGTTTACCCGAAGATAAGAAATACTAGGCTGTAGCTTCAACGGTACTCTATCTTCGTCCTCATCCGCTGCACGTTGGAACTCTTCTTCATACACAGACTTCAAAAGTTGTACCCGTTCTGGTGCTCTTTTAATTGATAAATAATACGCCAGCCCCGCAACCATACAAGGCAAGAATCGAAATGGTGCATCAGTTGTGTTGGCTAATGTATCAACGTCTTCTATGCGCTTTACATAATAGTACACAAGCGTATCTGTAGAATTTTCCGGCGCAGCCCACAAAGTAATCTGTGGTGTGCTTTGTCTATTATAGTAATATTGACTTGGTCTGCCTTGAGTTGTTTTATTAGGTATGCCTAAATATTCCCCACGAGACATCCGGGTCAACTCTTGATCCACGCCACTACGACGTAACGAAACTTCAAGTAGATCCGTGTAATTTGAGTCTAAGGTATATGTTGCGGTTCCCTGTGTTAGAGCCTGCGTTGCCTGCTTTACTGTCCATAAATTAAGACCACGATTAGCCCAATCAGCAAACATCAAGTTCATGGAACGACGTGCCGTTTTAGCATCATATCCAGTGCGAACCTCAAGTCCGCACCGTTCATATGCTTCTTCAATTATCTCAGCTACGTCGAGGTCGAAGTCTGTTGAACCTGAAGTTGCCATAATTAATCCTCTGCATATAGGTTATCAAAAATCTGATTTACATCTAACGTGTAGTCTAAATCTGACTTAGAGTAGTGAACATGCTGTGACGGTCTAAAATCTGGAGCACCTTGCCCTGTTTCAAACCACGCAGGATGCGTTACTCTTACTCTGTTATTTGGTAAAGCTATGATGTTTCCTGTCCATTTACCCGCATCTAATAGTTCAAGCACATGACTTTGTTTGTGCTGTGCAGGATCGTCAGCTACCTCACTATCCGTGTAGTCTACCGTAAAGTAATATTTAGCTGGATACATTTCACCATCTACTTTCGCTAACCAAGGGCATGGCTGTGCTCTGTCTAAAACATACACTGCATGTGTGTGTGACATACAATCCCAAGGCTGCGCATAATGCACAGGCATGGGTTCAGGCCACTCATCCAATGGGGTGTCTCCAACCAAAGCTGTTATAGGCATTCTTGCCCACATTGCACCCCCGTGAATGTTGTCTTCACTGGTGTCATCCACCTCACATCCAGTGAAAATAGTTTGAAAACTTAAGCAGCGATTTGGCATCGCTGTGACGGCTATCGCCATCGCATGAAGAAAGTCCCCGTGGTGGTCATCATGATTGCAGGTATACTCTCTTCGCACCCAACACTTAAAGTGTGGAATGTTACTTTGAAGAAATGCCACGTTTTACACACCTTTATCTGCTTCTGCTAGTGCCACCACGGCGCATTTTTTTAGCTCCGCCACGGGCATAACCTTTTTTCTTCATAGTACCGCCGTTAGCACGTTTAACACCGCCACGAGCCATACCTTTTTTCTTCATAGTACCGCCGTTAGCACGTTTGACTGCACCACCAACCTTCTTTCTGGTCACGCCGCCGCGCTTCATACCTTTTTTCTTCATGTTTGCACCGCCAAGTGCTCTACCTTTTTTCTTCTTTTTCATCGCCATTTTAATCTCCTTATGAACGATTAAGTTTGGGCATCTGGCTTGCCCCAGCCATCTCTTTGCGAGTCATAAATTTACCGTCTCGTGCTTTTATAGTGCCGCCCTTTTTCTTAAAGCCCATATTGTTTCTAACAGATTGAGGCAGATTTGGCAGTCCTTTGTTGTCAGGGGGTATGTCTTTTAACGTCATTTTTTCTTTTTCCTTTTCAAAGATTTTACACGTCGAGGCTTGCCTGCTGGCTGACCTATTCTTTTCTTCTGAGCTATCCTACTACGTTTTTCAGCGGCTGTCATTTCGCTTGATGTTTTGGGTGTTTTGCTAGAAACCCTTTTAGAGGGGCGACAATATGGAGTACCTCGTTTTTCACCTTTGCGTCTGCCACACGCTTTCCCCGTGCGCTGATCCTTCCAATCTTCTTTGAACCACCGTTTGAGAGCAAGACCAGCTTTTGTTTTTCTAACAGCCATATTCTTCCCATCAGCCTCTAATACTTACAATTATAAATATTCCTAATCCTATTAATATAGCAATTATAACTGACACTAACGTCCATTCCATAACTGCTTCTATCAACCGCTCCCGTTTTCTTTTCTTTGCCTGCCGTTCTTTTCGTAAATCACCCTGTACTTTTAACACGTCTCTCCAAGCATTAAACCCGTAGTTGGCAACCAAGAAGTTACGAAGCTCTGCTTCCATCTTTTCTGCCTTCTTTTTTGCAGCGTAGGTGTGTAAAGCTTCCTCTTCTACACTACCAAACCGCCTACCCTTTGCCTTCTCATGCCCCTCTTTAATTTGGCCTATAGCACCCATAAGTTTACCAATGTCTTTTGACATTGATGTCACTTCTTTGCCAAGGGCGAATCCTTTTTTAATCGCCTGATATGAAGCTGTGGCGGTGGCGATTAATGTAACAGGATCCATCTACGACTGCGTTACCGCCCCCCTTGTTCTTTTACGTCTTCGATTCATTACAGCACCACATCCACGCGCCACTGCTGTCCCTCTGACGGCTTTTCCTCTGAAGGCGCGCTTGGGCTTTTGGTCGTGTATGCCACCATCGGCTTTCTTTGTTGACTTGCCATAATTGGCAGCACCGACTTTCCTGCACTTGGCGATGGCACCGCTTGCATATGCTGACGGGAATACCCGGTAACGAGCTTTAACCTTGTGATAGCATGCATCTTTCTTACTCATTTTTTATTCTTTCTACCTAGAACACTTTTTAAACTTTTTGCTTGTTTAGCATGTAATTTAGATGCCTT